ACCTACCTGATGATGGGCGGCAAGGACGGCTATGTGACGCCGAACACCTCTGGCGGTGCTGGTGGCGGCGGGCGCGGTGCCGTGACGGTGCAATACGCGCCGGTCATCAACATCGACAGCCGGACGGACCGGGCCGAGGTGACGAACCTTGTGGCGCGCGCGGTGCGCAGCGGCCAGCAGGAACTGCTGGACGCGATCAGCCGGCGGCAGGCCTGACGGCGCCGCCCCTGCATTTGTCCAGGCCGGGCCGCCAGCATGGCGGCCATGCAGACCTTTGACTGGCCCGACAGCCTGCGCCCGGCCTCGGTGGATTTCGGGCTGATCGTGCCGCAGCTGATCGGGCGCAGCACGTTCGACGGCTCCGCCTATGCGGACACGATGGGCGCCCCGCGCTGGGCCGTCACGATCACGACGGGGCCGCGCAAGCTGAGCGAGATGCCGGCCTGGGAAGCGCTCATCGACCGGCTGCGCGGCGGCGTGAACCGAGTGCGGCTGTGGGACTGGCGGCGCGAGGCGCCGCTGGGCGTGGCCACCGGCACGCCCACGGTGCGCGTGGCCGGCACGGGGGCGTCGCTGCAGCTGGAGGGCTGGACGGCCGGCGTGGCCGGCATCCTGCTGGCTGGCAGCTACTTCCGCGTCAACGGCGAGCTGAAGAAGCTCATGGTGAGCATGGACAGCGACGGCAGCGGGCGGTGCACGGCGCAGTTCGAGCCGCCGCTGCGGGCCCAGGCGCCGGCCGGTGCCCCGCTGCTGCTGGCAAAGCCGACGGCCACCTTCGTCATGACCAGCGACCCGCCCCGATGGGGCCAGGAGGGCGCCCGGGCCAAGCCCGTGACGCTGAGCTTCGAGGAGGACCTGCGGCCATGACGACGCGAGATGAAGCCCTGGCTGCGCCTCATGCCGGCGCGCTGCTGCTGGTGCAGATGGATTTCCTGACCGGCACCCAGCGGCTGACGACGTGGTCGCATTCAGTGGACTACTTCGGATACACGTGGACGGGGCTGGGCAACATCCTGAGCGTGAGCCTCGTGTCGCAGACGGAGGAACTGCAGTACCCGGCAGTGGACGTGCAGCTCAACGTGGCCAATCCGTCGCAGTTGTCTCTGGCGCTGGGCAGCGTGGCGCAGTACCGCAACCGCACGATCACGATCTGGCAGGCGCTGCTCGACGACGACCTGCAGCCGGCGGGAGAGCCCGAGGTGATCTGGGCCGGGCTGATGGACCAAGTGCGGTTCAAGACTGGCACGGGCGAGGAGGACGACGGTGCCGCGGCGGTGATGCGCTGCGAGATGGCGGCCCGCGACGGCCGTGCGCCGCAGACGCTGCGGCTGACCCATGCCCAGCACTTGGCGCGGCACCCGGACGACACCTTCCTGTCCCGCATCGAACGAATGATCGGGCAGCCGCAAATGTGGGTGTCGGTTCGCTTCCAGAGGCAGGAGTGACGCATGGCACGCGTGGCTGAATGGACGCGGCGCCTGAGCGCGCTGATGCTGGATCGTCAGGCGGTGCCGTTCGCGTGGGGGCCGAACGACTGCGCGAGCTTCTGCGCTGACGCGGTGCTGGCCCAGCGGGGCGAGGACCTGCTGGCCGAGCTGCGTGGGCCGCGGCGCACGCAACTGGCGGCCCGGCGGCAGGAGCGCGAGATCGGCGGCATTCCGTCCGCCATCGTGCGGGCCGGCCTTGAGGAGGTGCTGCCCGCGCTCGCGCAGCGTGGCGACCTGGTGCAGCTGGAACAGGGCGGCGAGTACGTGCTGGCGGTGTGCTGGGGCGACCTGGCGGCGGCGCCCGGACCCGAGGGCCTGGCCTTCGCGCCCATGCGCCGCGCCGTGCGCGCCTGGAGGGTCTGATGCGCTGGCTGCTGCTCGCCCTGCTGGCCCTGGTGCCGGGCGTTGCCATGGCCCAGCCGCCGCTGGTGGCGGCGATCGTCTACGCGGCGGCTGCCTATGCCGGCTACATCACCGTGGCCCAGGCCATCATCATGATCGCGATGACGGTCTACGGCGCCGTCTCGGCGAAGGAGAAGGCTCGCCGCGCACGCAACCAGGCGCGAGATGCCTACAACGCGTCCTTGCAGGACCGCACCGTCAACATCATCTCGACGCAGGCTCCGTGGCAGATCATCTACGGGGAACCAGTGGTGGGTGGCACCATCGTTGCCACGCTCACGAGCGGTGCCAAGGACGAATACAAGCACGTGGTGATCGTGTGGGCGGCGCACGAGTGCGAGGCGATCACCGACTTCTTCATCAACGGCGTGAGCGTGGGCGCGCTGGACGCCAACGGCTACGTGACGGGCGGCAAGTACCTTGCGCAGCCGAGCGACACCGTCACCGTGAGTGCGCTGATCAGCGGCACCGGCCTAGCCTACGTGGGAAACATCTTCGCCTCGCGCGTCGTCTCCATCACGGGAGGGTCGCCGCGTGGCGGCATGCTGGATGGCAGCCACGCCACCATCGTCGGGCCGAACGTGCAGATCGACAGCGCTTCGCTCGCGGTGTGGGCGAACAAGACGGTCAACATCACGCTGGACATCCAGGGCGGCGGCCTACCGCGCGTGCGCGTGCGGCACCACCTGGGCACGGACACGCAGTTGGCCGACGACGTGACGGTGGCTGAATGCTCGCCAGACTGGACGTCATCCGATCGCGGGCAGGGCCTGTGCTACAGCATCGTCCGGCTGGACCTGAACGAGCCCGAGTTCCTGAGCGGGCCGCCGCAGATGACCGCGCGCATCAAGGGCCGCAAGGTCTACGACCACCGCACCGGCGTGACGGCGTGGAGCAGCAACCCGGCGCTGTGCACTGCTGACTTCCTGATGGCCGAATGGGGCAAACGGGCGTTGAGCAGCCAGCTGCAGTGGGACACCATCGACGCGGCTGCCAACGCATGCATCGAGACGCTGCGGCCTTACAACATTGAAAAGCGCTACACGTGCAACGGCAGCTTCACGACGGACCGGGACCCCGACGAGACGCTGAACGCGCTGTGCCAGAGCATGGCCGGCTTCGTGACCTACGGCGGGAGCTATCACATGCAGGCGGGCGTCTGGACCGCGCCGGTGATGGATCTCGGCGATGCGGACAACGCGGGGTCGGTGGAGGGTGTGCCCGATGACTCGCATCTGCAGGCCTTCAACGGGCTGCGCGGCCAGTTCTTCGACCCCGCGCGCGTGGACCAGCTCACCGACTACACGCCATACCAGAACGACGGCTTCGTGACGTCGGACGGCGGCGAGCTGTGGGACACCTTGAACCTGCCATTCACCAACAGCAACTGGCGGGCGCACAACCTGGCGCGCATCCAAGTGGAGCGCTCGCGGGGCATGACGCTGGTGGTGCCCTGCAAGCGCAGGGCGCTGAAGCTGCGTGTCGGGAACCGGGTGCGCTACAGCAACTCGATGCTGGGCATCTCGCTGGCGGAATTTCGCGTCGTGAAGAAGGAATACCGGCTGGGCCAGCCTGTGGTGCTGACGCTGCAGCAGGACAACGAGAACAACTACAACGAGGTGGATGCCCCTCCGGGAGCCATCGCCAGTCCGTCGATCTACCTGCCCGACCCCTTCCGCGTGCACGAGGTGCGCAACCTGGCGGGCAGCAGCGGCACGGCCACGCTGATCATGCAGGCGGACGGCACGGTGCTGAGCCGCATCAAGCTGACCTTCGACGCGAGCGACGAGACGCTGGTGACGAGCAGCGGGGCGCTGCAGATCGAGTACCGGCGCCACACGGACGCGCTGTGGCAGCGCGCCCCCGAAGAAAGCGGCTCAGCAACGCAAGCCTGGCTGCTGGGGTGCGAGGAGGGCGTGACCTACATCATCCGCGCGCGCTGGCGCAACAGCATGGGCGTGACGGGCGACTGGCGCAGCTGCTCGGTACTGCACCTCGGCAAGTCGGAGCTGCCGGCCGCAGTGGCAGGGCTGACGTTGACCGTGCTGCCGGGCGCGCTGCGCGGGCGGCGCACGAGGAGCACCGAGGCCGACTACTCGCACACGATCTACCGCCATGGCGCGACGTTCGCGGGCGGCACCGATGTGCCTGGCACCAAGGATGCCGACGGCTTTGTGTGGCCGTGGCCGGCGCCGGGCGCCTACACGATCTGGGCGGCGGATGTGGATGCCAGCGGCAATGTGGGGCCGGCTGTCAGCGAGGATGTGACGATCAGTGCGACCACGCTGGCGCCGTCCAACGCCTCCCTGGGTATCAAGCTCAACGTCGGCGATTTCGCCGGCACGGTCAATTACTCCGAGGCCTATATCCATGGCCGTGACAGCTCTGGCAACGCGGTCGACGCGCCCGGCACCATCCTTGTCAACGGCGTGTCGGCGGCGGTGCCAAATGGCAACCTCTTCACCAATCAGGGCCCTGTTGCCGGCTACATCGTCTGGGACAGCGCCGGCTCGACCTTCAGCACCGGGCCGGGGATGCGCCCATACGTGCTGGCGCGCCGGCGCGCCGGCGTCTGGGAGTACGACGACAACGGTTTGGCGGGCAGCAGCGGCTGGACGGCCTTCACGTCCGGCGCCACGCACTGGATCATCGGCACGCTGGAGAGCGGTGCGCCGGACACCGGTAACCCTGGCTCAGCCCCCGGGCTCATCGCGGCCAGCATCTGGGCTGCAGCCGTGACGCTGAACTCCCTGGTGGCGACAGCCGACGCCGCCTACGCGGCCGCCGCTGCGGCGCAAGGCACCGCGGATAGTGCGGCCTACAACGCCAGCAGCGCGCTGAGCACGCTGGCCACCATGCGCAGCAATGGGTACCTGGACGCATCCGAGAAGCCGGCCGTCATCAAGGCCTGGCAAACCATCGCCGACGAGCGGCCGGGCATCTATGCGCAAGGCACCGGCTACAACCTGACCACGCTGCGCGATGCATTCCAGGCGGCCTACTCGGCGCTCGGCACCTACCTGGGCGGCCTGTCGCCCGCATGGAACGACACCAGCACGGACACACCCATCACGCCGTCCACTGACCTGGCCAATTGGGCTGCGTACTACAGCGCTAGGCAGGCGTTGCTCAACGCCATCGCTGACGAGGCTGCCAAGCGGGCGAACTGGGATCAGGTCGCCGGGCAGGCCACGTTCCGAGTTATCTCAGCCGGCTACAGCGCCACGCCGCCGGCAGCGCGCGGCATTTACAGGCAGGGATCGCTCGCGGGTGGCGACGCTCGGTCATACACGCTCGCGCGCATCCGCCGCAGCGATGGTGCGCTCGTCTACAACCAGCAGTTTGATGTGTGGGCGGACACTGCGCAGGCCACAGCCCTTGCGGCAGCGCTGAATGGCACGGCCAGCGATCACATAGTGGTTGTGCACACCTACGATGAGCCGCAGTCGAACCGGCTATTTGGTGCCTTACCAGCAGCCATGTACCGCTGCGGAGCCTCCCGCGCGGTGTTTGGTAGCTCGCAGTTCAAGAACCGCTCTGCGTACGTACTCGTCGGTATTCCGGGTTGCGGAGAAGGCAACGGAGCCGAGGCTTACCAAGGTGAGGTCGACGACGATGCGAACGCATGGGTAGATGTGTCATTCCAGCTGATCGCCGGCAATCTGGTTGGCGTGACGGCCAACTACACGCCGCGGTCGCTGCAGGACTACGGCTACACCGGCGACCTCGCTGCGACCAAGAACATGCTCACCCGCAGCACCGGCGCGCCGAGCAGCCCGACCGACGGTGACTTTTGGATCGACACCAGCGTCACGCCCAACACCATTCGCGTGCGCCTCGGTGGCGCCTGGCAGCTCGCTGGCACCTACGTCAACGGGACGGCGCAGATCATCGATGACGCCAACCTGGGTCTCACCGCGCTGTGGTCGGGCGTCACCGGCAGCGGCAAGCCGCAGGACAACGCCACCAAGAACGTGCTGACCCGCAGCACCAGCGCGCCGAGCAGCCCGACCGACGGTGACTTTTGGATCGACACCAGCGTCACGCCCAACACCATCCGCGTGCGCCTCGGTGGCGCCTGGCAGCTCGCTGGCACCTACGTCAACGGGACGGCGCAGATCATCGATGACGCCAACCTGGGCCTCACCGCGCTGTGGTCGGGCGTCACCGGCAGCGGCAAGCCGGCCAACAACGCGACGCGCAATTACACATACCGCCAGTCTGGCGACCCTGTGACATCGCCCGGTGGCGTAGTCGATGGCGAACTTTGGTTGGACACCGGAACGGGCAAGGCTTGGCAACGGGTTGGTGGTGCTTGGCAGCCTTATGTGGGCGCAGGCTCTGTGGATACCGATGAGCTGGCGCCTGGGGCCGCGACGACGCTGGCGGAAGTGCTGATCGGGTCGGTGTCCATCACCGGTTCAAGTTTCTCTCCCCATCAAAACGAGTACAGCTACTCGTTCAACCAGCTTGGCTCTGTGACATTCACGCCGAAGGTCACGGGTGTCGCGAACCTCTACATCAGTGGAAACCTCGCCATCGATGGGACCTTCGCGCATGGCAGCGCCGGTAAGGCAACCTGCTTTGCGCATATCAACGTCGACCAGGACGATGACGGCATGGCCGAGGCGGGCGATGAGATCGTGTCCGTCACTGTGCAGCAATACCTGCAGTCAACCGACAAGGTCGCATGGGCAGGGCCCATCGCGGGCCGCGTGCAGGTCAGCACGGTTGCCGGCGTGAGTCGCACGCTGCGGGTCTATGGCCAGCAAATCGGCACCGACCCGGCGACATACGCGCTCACGAACCTGCGTTTGGGTGTCGAGGGCATCAACCGATGATGTACAGCTTCTACAGGGTCGCAGACGGCGCCATTGCAAATTTTTGGTACACCGGCGCCGAGCCGGATTTGAACGCGCCAGCTGGGCACGTCCCCATCGCCGGCAAGCTCGACGCCAGGCGCCACAAGGTGGAGTTGATCACCGATGACTTCGGGGACCAGCATCCAGTGGTCAAGCGCCAGGCGCCTCCAAGACCAGCGGACACCGACGAGCGCACTTGGACGTGGCGTCAGGATCTGGATGACTGGGTCGCCTACCCAACGCTGGCACTGCTGAAAACCAACGCTCGCGAGCCGGTGCTGGACCAACTCGTATCGCTCGACGCCCAAGCGGCCCGGCCTGTGGGCGAGATCGCCGAGGCGCAGGCGCTGGGCCTGCCGGCGCCGGCTGCGTCCCTGGCCCGTCTGCAGTCCGTGAACGCCGACAAGCAGGCCTTGCGTGAACGCATGAAGGCCATTGCCTCCGTAGAAAGCGCCGAAGCGCTGGAGGCGTTGCTGGCCCAGCCTGTGACCCTGCAAACGTCCAGCCCATGAGGCCATCGTGACGCTTGGTCCCTGACCGGAGGTCACGTCATGTTCGAGCTTCTTTCCCTGCTGGGCGGCGGTGTGCTGCGCCTGGTGCCTTTCATCGTGGACTTCTTCAAGCAGCGGCGCGAGGCGGAGCACGAGTACCGCATGACCGAGCTGCAGCTGCGCATCGACCAGGCGCGCGCCGCGCAGCAGATCGACCTGGCGCACGCGCAGGCGGGCATTGCGGCTGCGGCCGGCGAGCTGGCGGTGTTTGCCGATGCCGTGAAGGCGCAGGGTCAGCCCAGCGGGGTGGTGTGGGTGGATGCGCTGTCGGCCAGCGTGCGGCCGGTGCTGACCTACTACTGGACCGTGGGGCTGTATGGCGGGGCCAAGGTCATCGGCGTGATCGTGGCCGTGCAGGCCAACACGGCCCTGGCCGGCTATGGGCCCATCCTGGTGTCGGAGTTCGACCGTGCGGTGATCGGCTCGATGCTGAGCTTCTGGTTCGTCGACCGCGCGCTGCGCAAGCTGCAATGAGTTCGGCCGCGCAGCTGCTGCACGCGCTGGTGCGCCGCTTCGAGGGCCTGCGGTTGCGGGCTTACCTGTGCCCGGCGGGCGTGCCCACCATTGGCTATGGCAGCACCGGGCCAGACGTGAAGCTGGGCCAGACCTGCACGGTTGAAGAGGCCGAGGCGCGCATGGCGCAGGATGCGGCGGTGTTCCTGGCCGGGGCGTGCGCTGCGGTGCCCACTGCGCGCACAGCCGGCCAGCAGGCCGCGCTGGCCGACTTTGCCTACAACCTGGGGCTGACGCGGCTGCGCGCTTCCACGCTGCGCAAGCGTGCCCTGGCGGGCGACTGGGCCGGCGTGCGGGTGGAACTGGCCAAGTGGGTGCGAGGTGGCGGCCGAGTGCTGCCGGGGCTGGTGGCGCGCCGCAAGGCCGAGGCCGACCTGGTGTGAAGCATGGCTTGCCCGCTGTGCAAGGGGCCGCATGCGCTGAGCTCGTGCCGCCTGTGGATCGTGAACCGGCGAAAGAAAACCCCCGCTGCGATGCGCAAGCGGGGGTTGAACGATCGGGGCCTTGCGGCACCGACGCCTGCTCAGGGAGGGTGAAGCAGGGGGCGTTACCCGGGGCGGACTGTAGCGCAGCCGCTATCAGCCGCCGCGCAGGAGGGTGAGCAGGGCCAGCTGGCGCTCCGCGGTGAGTTGGTTGTAGAGCATGAGCAGCGTTGCCTCGTGGTCGTTCGACCGGGGTGCCTGGTATGCGCTGCGGATCTCGGCCGCACGCGGCGCCGCGTGCGCGGCCGAGTTGCGCAGCTGGGTGACGACGTGCTGCTGTGGTTGTTCAGCGAGGCTGTCGGCCAGGCGCTTGACGATCTCGCTGCTGACGGTGCGCTTGTTCTTCGCCGCTTGCTTGGCGAGCTCGTCGCGCAGCGAACCCGGTAGGCGCACTGTCGTGACGACGAGCGCGTCGGGATCGATGTCAGCTTCCATGTTGCGGGGCATGGCCAATGTTAGCCGTTGCAACATCGGGGCTTGTATTCGAAGCGAATACAACGTATTCTGAAAGCATCGCAACGAATACGCGAATTGCTGACGGACACCATGAACGCAAAGACCAAAGCCAAGCCCAAGACCGTGATGCTGACGGCGCGGGTGCCCGCGCCGCTGGTGAAGCTGCTGGACAAGGCGGCGCAGAACGCCAAGCGCTCGCGCTCGGCCGAGATGGAACTTCGTATGGAGCGCAGCCTGGCTGCTGAGCCGGTGATCGGCGGAGGTGGACAGCGATGAGCAAGCTCGACATGCGC